CCCGGCTGCCATGATGGTTACCGCGATTGCGATCTTCACTTGACTGCGCCTTCGAGGAGTTCTTCAATCAAAGCACGCAGCGAAACTCTGCGAACTGCGGCGACCACTTTGAGCTTGGCGTGAAGCGCCTCTGACAGTCTTACTTGGAGCATTTTCGTTTCCATGAGTCAATCATCGCCCAGCGGAATAATAAAGTCAATAGTTTTATTTAAACTAGTTTTTCTATTACTTTATGTGTTTCATCGTTGCTGAAATAATGGGGAGATGAAGAGAGGAAAGAAGGAAGTCCCCCTGACGGTGCATCAGGCGGCAAAGAAGCGGCTGTTGTCGATCCAGGATCTCGTGGCGAAGATTAACGCAGCCATCCGCGATCCGACTGGCGAGATCAGCCAGCGATTCCGCGCCCTACCGGAGGACAAGCGGACGAACATTCTCCGGCAACTGGAGGAACTGAGGGCTCAGTACAAGCGTGACCAGGCCGTGACGGACTTCAACACGTTCGTGCGACAGGTCAGCCCCAACTTCGTCGAAGGCCCGCACCTTCGTCAACTTTCCGAGGTATTCCACCGCATCGACTCCGGCGAGTCCGTCCGGGTGATCGTGAACATCGCGCCGCGGCACGGCAAGTCCGAACACATCTCGGTACGTTTCCCGGCCTGGTACCTCGGCAAGAATCCAACGAAGCAAATCATCCAGGCCTCGTGCAACCTGACGCTGGTCGAGAAGCTCGGCCAATCCGTCAAGGACATCATCGCCAAGCCGGAGTACGGCGAGATCTTCCCGGACTTCCGGCTATCGACCGACACCAAGGCGAAGACGAAATTCAAGACGCAATCCGGCGGATACTACTTCGCGACCTCGACTACGGCCACCGCGGTAGGCTTCGGTGCGGACGTACTGATTCTGGACGACCCGCACGGGGAGCAGTCCTCCATTGGGTCAGAGAAGGCCAGCGTCATGCCGTCGAAGGAAAACTTCGACCAAGTGTGGAACTGGTTCACGCAGGTCCGAGCCCGACTCCAGCCGGGCGGATCCATCCTTATCGTGATGCAGCGGTGGTCGCCGTTCGATATGACCGGACGGATCATTGAGCGGATGCGGACGGACCCGAACGCCGAACAGTATGAGGTGATTGAGTTCCCCGCGCTGCTGATGGAGGAGGACGAGGCCGGCGACCCTCTCGTCGACCAGAACGGCGACCCGGTGTGGAAGTCGCTCTGGCCGGAGTACTGGAAGGTCGAAGAGCTTTTGAAAATCAAGAACACTATGATCAAGTGGCGCTGGAATGCCCAATACATGCAGAACCCGCTCATGGAAACGAGTTCGATTGTCCCGCGGGAGCGGTGGAAGTGTTGGGGCATGGACAAGGACGGCGAGATCGACTATGACCTCAAGCCGCCCATCTGCTCATACGTCATCCAAACGTGGGACACGGCATTCAGCGCCGACACCCGCTCCGACTACTCGGCCGTGACGACCTGGGGCGTGTTCGATACGGCCGATGAGCACGGCAACCGGCGCAACGGGATCATCCTCCTCGACGCATGGCGAGGCCAGGTGGACTTCCCGGTGCTCAAGAAGCGGGCCAAGGAGAAGTACCAGCAGTGGAAGCCCGATGCCTGCATCATCGAAGCGAAGGCGACAGGAACGCCGCTGATTCACGAACTCCGGCAGACGGGCATGAGTATTCAGTCCTACACGCCGACCTGGCAGACCGGCGACAAGATGGTCCGGCTGAACTCGGTGAGTCCCATCTTCGAGCAGGGCTTCGTCTACTACCCTCCCCGCGAATGGGCTGACGCCGTCATTGATGAAGTCGCGCTGTTCCCCGCCGCCGATCACGACGACTACGTTGATACTGTCATCATGGCGATGATGCGCTTCCGCTCCGGCAGGTTCATGAGCCTGCATGACGATCTCCAGGAAGAGGAAGACCGCCCCTATCGGAAGGTGAAGGCCTACTATTAGCCGATGTGATATCGAATGAATGAATCATAGTATTAGTTGATGTGATACTGTAAGAGAAAATGATCGAGCGAGTGAATGCCGACGAAATCCCTCTGGTCGAGGTCCAGGAGACGGTAATCGAGATTCCCGAAGGGAAGGAGACCACCGTTGAACTGGAGGACGGCAGCATCGAGATCACCATCGAGGACCCGGAAGAGTCCTCAAGCATTCTGGACGCTCCATTTGATTCCAACCTTGCCGAATTCCTTGAGCGAGACAGGCTCAACTCTATCGGCTACGATCTCATCGACTTGGTCAAGGCCGATGAGCAGTCGCGAGAGGATTGGCTCGAAGGATTCCGCGATGGCATGAAGCTGCTCGGCTTCAAGCCGGAAGACCGGACGGAGCCATGGGCCGGCGCGTGCGGCATCGTTTCGACAATGATCCCCGAGGCGGTGGTTCGATTCCAGTCGAACGCGATGACAGAGATCTTCCCGGCGGATGGCCCGGTGAAGGTGAAGATCATGGGGCGGGTGACGAAGGAAGTCATCGATCAGAGTGAGCGCGTCCGCGACCGGATGAACTATACGCTGACCGAGGAGATGCCCGACTACCGCACCGAGACCGAGAAGCTGCTCTTCGGGCTGGCGTTCATCGGGTCAGCTTTTCGCAAGGTCTGCCCAGATACCCAGACCGGAAAACCTGCGGCGACCTACGTCCGCGCCCAGGATATGATCATCCCCTACGGCGCGTCATCGCTTCAGACGGCGCCCCGCTACACCGAGGTCCTCCGGCTATTCCCATCCGACGTGCAGCGGCTCCAGGTGACGGGGCAGTGGATGGACGTTCCCGTTGACGACACGCCTGACGTTTCCGACCTCCAGGAAGCTATCGACGAGGCCACCGAGCGGACGCCATCCTCGATGGAATCCGACCCAGGGACGTACTATGAGTGCCATACCCTGCTGGATCTTGAGGAAGACCCTCTCCGCAACGAAGACGGCCTCCCGCTTCCGTATGTGGTGACGTTCGACCGCAACGGCGTTGTTGTGGCGATCCGGCGCAACTGGGACGAGCCCGACCCGAGGAAGCAGAAGCTGGTGTGGTATGCGGCATACAGCTACATCCCCGCCGAAGGCCCCTATGGCTATGGCGTCCTGCATCTCGTCGGCGGCAGCGCGAAGGCGGCCACCTCCATCGAGCGGCAACTCATCGACGCCGGCACTCTCGCGAATCTCCCCGGCGGGTTTAAGACGAAGGACGCCCGCGTGGCCGGATCCGACGACCCGGTTCCTCCCGGTGAGTGGCGAGACGTGGACCTCGGCGCGAACACCCTGCGCGAGTCCTTCTTTCCGTTGCCCTACAAGGAACCGTCCGGCACCCTGCTCACGCTGCTGAACCGCATCGAGGAGAACGGTCGCCGACTCGCCTCCATCTCCGACATCCAGGTTGGCGACATGAGCGGCAACGCCCCCGTGGGCAGCGTGCTCGCCGTGATGGAGCGGGAGATGAAGGTGATGTCCGCGGTGCAGGCGCGGCTCCACGCAAGCCTCCGCGACGAGTTCCGCATCCTGGCGCGGGTCATGCGGGACATGGCGCCGGATGAATACGAGTACGACGTCGAGGGCGGCAGCCGCCTGATTCGGAAGGCCGACTTTGACTCCCGCATCGACGTCATCCCGGTATCCGACCCGAACGCCGCGACTTTGTCTCAGAGGATTACTCTGTACCAAGTTGCGGTCCAGTTGGCTCAGCAGGCCCCGCAGCTCTACGATCTCGCGGCGCTGCATCGGCAGATGCTGACCATCGCGGGGATCAAGGACGTTCAACTCATCATTCCCGATAAGACGGACATCAAGCCCGCCGATCCGGTTGTTGAGAATATGGCTATCGCCACGGGCAAGCCGGTGAAGGCTTTCGAGTGGCAGGACCACGAAGCGCATATCGCATCCCATACGGCCTTCGTCCAGGATCCGGCAACGGCAGCCGCGCTTGGGCAGAATCCACAGGCGCAGGCAATCTTCGCCGCGGCGCAGGCCCACATCGCCGAACACTTCGCCTACCAGTACCGGACGAACATCGAACGGGAACTCGGCGTACCGCTCCCCGGCCTTGACCAGAAGCTTCCCGGCGATATTGAATCGCAGTTGGCGGTTGCAGTGGCTCAAGCGAGTCGGCAGCTGCTTCAGAAGAATCAGCAGGCGGCCGCACAGCAAGAGGCACAGGCCAAAGCGCAGGACCCGGTGCTACAGATGCAGCAGATGGAGTTGCAACTCAAGCAGGCTGAGATCCAACGCAAGGCCCAGTCCGACGCCACCAAGGCGCAACTGACTGCAATGACGTCGCAGCAGCGCAACCAGGTGGAGATCGAAAGAATCCGGTCGCAGGAACGTATGGCGCAGGAGGCGGCGCTTGACCGCAACCAGCAGTTCCTCGCCGAAACGAAGGTGAACGCCCCTATGGCGAACATCGAAATCGAGAAGATCAAAGCGCAGATCGCCGAGATTCTTGCTCGAATTGACCAGATGATGTGACGTGATGAAGCAAATCGAAGCACTCATCCAGCAACTGACGGAGCAACTGGCTCAAGGCGCAGCCAAGAGCTATGATGACTACCGTTTCATCGTCGGGCAGGTAGTTGCCTACCGACGCACGATCCATATGATCCGCGAATCCGAAAAGAATCGCGAGCACGAAGAGGAACTGTGACCGAAAAAACACCCGCTGAGATTATTCAGCCGACCAGGTATCACCTTCTCGTTGAGATTGTGAAAGCCCCCCGCGAGATCCGCGGCATTGCCGTCCCTGACGAACGCGCCCGCCTCGAAGATCAGGCCTCCCAGATGGGGAAGGTGCTGTCGATGGGCCCCGATTGCTTCATGAACTTCGACGTTCACCCCCCAGTGCGCCGAGGAACCCCCGCTTGCAAGGTAGGCGACGTGGTGATGTTCCGCTCGTATACCGGAACCAAAGTCGCCTTGAGGTTTACAGATGGCGACTTCCGCTTGATCGTGGACGATGCCATCGAAGGCGTCATTACGGACCCGGATCTGGTACGGAGGGGTGAATAATGGACGAAGAGATACTCCTAGACGAGTCCCTTGGCGAGGGAGCCCCGCAAGAGGAAGTCGAGATTGAGATCGTTGACGAGACCCCGGAGGACCTGAAGCAGCCGGCCAAGGAGCGGACCAATAAGAGAGTCCCGGAGATGTCCTCCGAAGAGGAAGTCTCCCTCAGCGAGAAGGTACAGAAGCGAATCGCCCGGATGACCTACGAGGTTAACGAGCAGAAACGCAAGGCGGCCGAAGCAGACCGCCAACGGTTCGCCGCGATGAGGCTGGCGCAGTCGGCCATCGCCCACCAGAACGAACTCGCCAACCGCCTGAACTCACTTCAAACAGGGTTCAAGCAGGAAGCCATCGACCACCGCGTTGCGCGGCAGCAGGCAGTCCGCAACGAGATCGCGAAGGCGAAAGAGACCGGCGACACCGAGAAAGAATCGCTTCTGATTCAGCAGATGGCCGAACTCGCCGCAGCGAAGACGGCGGTCGAGAACTGGAACCCGCAGCAGCTCCAGCAGGTCGACGTTCCGATGGTGGCCGAGCCGCAGCCCGAGCAGCCAGAGCAGCCGGAGATCGACGAAGAGGCGCTCTCGTGGGCGCAGCGAAACGCTGAGTGGCTAAACAAGGCACGCTCCTCGCCTGAGGCCGCAGCTTGCATGCAGTACGCCGTGAACTACCAGGCGGCGCTTGGCCGAGTGGGTCACGATGTGAACTCTCGTTCGTGTTACGATAAAATCGACGAAGAAATTCGTCGAAGATTCCCGGATGTCGTCGGCGCCGAAGCCCGAACGTCCGCAACCAGCCCGAGGGTCTCTGCGGTGACCAACGCCTCTCGCGTAAATACCGCTGCACACGGCAAGCGTGTGATTCGACTGTCCCGCGATGAAGTGGCAGTCGCTGACGGATTGGGCATCTCCCACAAAGACTATTGGGAAATGTTGCAAAAGGGGAATCAATAATGGAAACACCACGTCGCACACGCGCCGAAGAGACCCGCGATTTCAAGTCGCGCACAGCGCAATGGGAACCTCCGTCCCACTTGCCGGAACCTGCTCACCGCGAGGGCTGGGTACACCGTTGGTGTGCTCACGCCGTCCAGGGTGAACCCCACGTTGTCAATATGAATAAGCGCCTCCAGGAGGGCTGGGTTCCAGTCCCCGCTGAAGAATATCCCGAGGTCACCTTGCGGATCTTTGGTCATACCGGGAAGGGCAATATTGACTTCGGCGGCCAGACGCTGTGCCGGATGTCGTCGGAAATGATGGCGAGCCGCAGGGCGTAC